ATGATCGGCATTAAAGGCGACAGCTTCACCTGGGACGGCCGGTCGGTGGGGATGGCCGGGTCGCACACCTGGAACACGGTCCAGCGCATCGAGGGCGAGCGGATCGGCCTGAAACAACTGGCGCTGCCTGAGCCATCGCGCACCGTGCGGCCGTTCACCAGGTTGTGGACGATCGAGACCAAGGGGATGGTGGGTCAGGGCAGCCCGTGGGGCAGCAACACGCCGGGGCTGATCAAGATCCAGGATGGGCCATATCGCAACGACGGCAGCCTCAACCGCAAGTATTACCGGGCGCTGGAGCGCACCGTTCGCAGGGCCGAGAAACGCGACATCGTGACCGGCGTGGTGCTGTTCGAGGGCAGCATCCCCGACATCTTCCCGCGTGCATGGGAGCAGCACCCGTTCAATGGCCTAGGTCCCGCCAGCCACGAACAGGTGCATACCAAGGGGCCATGGAACAAGATCCAGCGGCGGCACATTGAGAAGGTCGTCGAGACCTTGGAGCCTTACGACAACGTGATTTATGAGGTCGGCAACGAACTGATGGCCACCAGCACCGGCTGGTTCCAGCGGTGGGTGGTTGGACTGGTCAAGAAACTTACCAACAAGCCCGTGGGCGTCAGCTACGCCCGTGGCATCAGGCCCAGCAACGGAAGGCAGGAGACGTGGATGGTCGCCTCCGGTGCCGACTGGATTGCACCACAGGGCAGCAGCATCGCCCAGCCTGGTGGTGTGCCTGGATTCCGTGGCCCGCAGGTGCTGGACACTGATCATGCTTGGCCATTGGTGCCGAATGTTGCCGGGTTGAAATCAGCCTGGAACCGTGGATTTGACGTGCTGCTGATGGATGGGATGAACGGCACCATGCTCAGGAATCAGGGCAGCATGGCCGCTGATCGGGCGTGGGTTGCGGATCTGTAGCAACAAAACCCCCAGGCTGGTGGCGCGGCACCGGGGGCAGGGTGGCGCTGCTGGAGCAGGGCGGCGGTTTCCGTAAGCAGCTTGTGTACGCCTTGAAGTTGTGCGTGCTTAGCTTCTGCCGAGTGGTAGCAAAGGCCGCCGGAAACGACAATCAGCGCTTCCTCGGTCCAGGATAGTTGGGGCAGGTCATAAGAGATAGGACATGGTAGTGGCCGTGTCTACGAGGGGTGGGTTGGGTATATCGCGGGGGCGTGTTCCTTGACCCAAGCATGTTTGCTCACGCGGACAAAAGGCGCAGGGCGCGGGCGCCAAAGGTGTTGCTGCCGCTCACGGAGGCGCTGGTGGAGATGAAGTTCAGGTTGACTGTAAACACTCCTGAGGTGCCGCCGTTGGCCCAATTACCACCAACAATAGGCAGTAGGTCGCTCGAGTGTCGCCTAAATAAACCATCACCTCCGAAGTGATTAGTAGATACCTGCCCTGTATTGGTCCCTGCAGCTCTAGGCAACAAGCACTCAGTCATTACTTGCCGCGTTGTCTCTCCTGACCACGAACTAATCGGATGATACGTTCCACCAATCGCCGGGATCATGTAAATATAAGCGTTAGCGTCAGTCCACCATACGCCGTTGTCGCTCACATCGGCAATCAACGAAATCTTTGCGGTGCTAGCATTCATAATGCCGCCATCCGCAGTGCCGTTGCTACTAATTGATCCCCAATTAACTGAATCCGCCACCACGCGGTAGCCAGCATTGTTGCCGCCAGTATTGGTTAGCCCTGGCGCACACTCCCAATGGTTGCCATTCAGGTCCACTACGCCACTGAGCTGGCCATTGTGCGTAGTGCGCTCAACAGACGGTGTGGCGACACTGCCGATCCAAGCAGCACCGGTAAAGGCGCGGTTGTTTTCGCCAGCACGGCCACTGTTGACGTTGCCAGCTACGTCTGTGCGATCAAATCGCAATGCAGACTGATTTACGTCCGTGCAGTTGTTGTTATTATTGCCCTTCGGTGCATAGGGCAACACATCCATCCAGGCAGCATTACTTGTTGCGCCAGCAATCGGATTGCCACTGCCACCAATCAATGCCTGCGCATGAGCCAGGCTGAGATATGCCAACTGCGAATACACCCAGATCGGCACCGGATGAAAGTCAACGCCACGGCTGCGCATTGCCGCCCAGCACCCGCCCAAGCTGTTCGCAGGCGTGCCTTGCGTTGGATTGAGCGCTTGTGAGTTCAGATAGGAAAATGGGCTGCGGGTAGCGCCGGTAGCCGCTACTGCTGACACTGGCCATTGCAGCGGACGTGATGCAGCAATTCCGCCAGTATCCGGCATAGCGCCAGGGCTGGCCGTTGCGTTATTCGGCAGTCCACTACCGTCTGGCCGGCAGTTGCTCGGGTGGTATTTATCGACAAAAATCCCCTCCAGCTCACCACCACCATTCCTGAACGCCCGCGCCAGCACTGCATTACCCGTCTGTGTGTTGCTGATGACGATCGGTTGGCCGTAGGTAGGGGCGTTGGTATCAGCACCACCCTGAATGTCGATGAAGTGCTTCGGCAGGAAGCACATGATCGAAGCACTGGGCAGGTGGATGTAGTTGCCGTAGTTCGGGCTCCAGCGGTCCTCACAACCAGGCATCGGGGCCATGTCGGCAGGGAGTAGTTCAGGGCGGCAGCAGCCCACCCCGAAGCCCATCAAGCCTGCCAGGCCAATGGTGTACTTGAACTCATCGACGTACCCATACCATTCATTCTGGATGTTGTAACAGCCAGACGGGCCGATGATGCGCTCTTTGACCTTGAGAAGTGGTGCCATCACATGATGCTCCCAGATGCGTCGTGGATGGGCTCGTCAACAGCCCCAGATTTGATGCCCACACCATAAGGCGTTGTGCCCGCTGTGCCGATACTCCATCCACCTGAAATAAACGGCCCACCATACATCAAGCTGCTGAATCCAGCCACTGCTACACCAGCAACAGCAAAACTATAAGGATTAAGAAGCCCCATATCAGCCCAGCCCCTCCACAAACTCTGCAGGCAGATCAAACCCTGCCGCCAGCGATTGCATCTGTGCCGCCAGTTCGGCTGACACCAGCCCTGCACCCGCCGCATCGCCCCAAGCCGCCAGGAACGTGGTCGGGTCGCCTTGGGCAGCCTGGCCCATGCCCACGCCCATCATGTCGCGCAGCACTGGATTCACCGCTTCGATGGCCCACAGCAGCGCCTTGATCTCGTCACTGCCCGCCAACGACAGAGCAAACTGCACCCAGCGCGGTGGTGGTGCAACCACCACCGGCAGCAGCTCCACCAGCTCCCACCCCCGGCGCAGCACCAGTGCATCAAGGTCTACATCCTGCGTTGGCTCCAGCCTGTAGATCGCCGGGTCGTAATCCGTGGGCGGCTCGGCCTGCTCGATCCACAGCATTGCCACCGGCGGCTGCAGACCCACCACGTCGTCATCATCCTGCCGTGGCCAGCTGATCAGCGCGGCGGTGTCCGGGTTGTAGAGAATCCTCGGCATGATCAAACCCTCACTGCAGGCATTTGGATTTTCAGGCCAGCGCCGCCACCACCGGAGGGCTGCTGCGTGACGTGGAAAGTCACCACCGACCCTGCGGCAATCGTCTGGCCAGCACTCACGAATGCCGCCGAGAACACCGCTGCTGTGGTCGTCGTCGAGCTGGTTCCACCCACCGCAATCGTCGGCAGCGTGCTGAAGATGCTGGTGCCGTCCACCCTGATGTCGATCTGCAGCGCCGAACCAACCGGGGCGGATGCAGACCACAACGGGATCGCCGTCAACCGATGCGCCAGCGGCCAATACCGCTCAGTGAGCTTTACCCCTGCGGTGGCTGCCGTCGTCTCATCGCCCAGCGCCATCCACGGGTTGTCCTCCGCCCGCAGCGTCGTGCCATCAAACACGATGCCGGGACCAACACTGGCGTGAGTCAGCTTCGATTCCGAGTCGTACCAGAACAGCAGCCGATCACCGCCTGGATCGTCGGCGCTCAGTTCCTGCCCCGCCAGGCTCAGGATGTCCGCCAGGCTGGTGGCAAGGATCACATCGCCTGTGTTGGTGCCACTGCTGGTGCCCGAGAATGTGCCTGATTGCGTTGCAAGCGTGCCGAGACCCAGTGCCGTTCGTTGAGCATCATCATCAGCAGCAGTAACCAATGCACGCCCGGCGGCAGTGCTGTCGCTAATGTCGGCTGCTACGGGGGTGTGATTCTTCCACAGCCCATCTGATGCACGCCGCAGCACCTGACCCTCGCTAACTCCCGAGATCAGTACATCATGCAGCTCGTTCAGCTCTTGGCCGTTATCAACCTTCACATACAGGATGCCCGCTGTCCCCGCCGCCTGCTTTACGCAATAGCCGTACACCACACCATGCGCCGGTTGCGTCGGCCTGGTTGTTGTTAGCTGCCCGGTAGTCTCACTCAGCCAAACGATCTGCCCCTCCGTTAACGTCGCAGTGCTGATCCCGTCAATCAGGCCCACGGCCACCACGTAGCCATTGGCATTGATGCCGATTGTCTCCTGCGCTAGACCTAGCGCTGGGGATGATGTCGCCTCAACCGATGCGTCAGCCAGTGCCACCGTGAGGGTGGTGCCAGAGCTGCCGGTTACATAGACCGGGGCACCCTTCGGGATCGAAACTCCCGAATTGTTACGGACAAACTTCCGCACCAGTGTTGCCGCATCGACACCTGACGGCAACCCCGTCAACTGCGACGCATCCACCGCCGGAAGCCTGCCAGCATTATCGAGCTGCACCACATTCCCGGCTGCCGTGCCGACGTCCTGTGCCGCAGCACTACCGAGCGTTGGCCGGTTGCTCAGATCGCCATACGCTCCAGTCGTTGCAACCGTCGCCAAAGTCGACTCCAACGCATTAACCGCCGCCGTAATCGATGCACTAGATAAATCTGCAATCGCCTGCGTTGACGCATCTACCGTCGTCCCGCTCTGATCCATCGGCACACGCTCACTCCCACTGAGCGGCACCGTCGCATTAGGCAAACCCGTGATCGTTACGTCAGCCATCAGAGTGTCACCAGCAATCGATCATCAAGTGTCTTGAGCCGCAACCCGGCCAACGTAGTGATATACATCGCAATCGCTTCAATCTTCTCCAGCACCATCACACAAAACCTCCCATCAGCCAGCTTCAGCGGCTCATGCTGCAGCCTATACACCTGACCCTCATGCAACACTTGTGCGCCATAACCCAAACCCCCAAATAAATCAGTCCGCACCGTCAGCGCATACTCCACGCTGATTACCTGATCGCCCATCATCACCTGCGACTGGCGATCCATAATCCCTAAACCAACAACGGCCCCAGCAGTTACGCTGGAGCCGAAGTCGGCCAGCAGGAAATCATCGGGGATCTCCTGGATCATGGTCAGGGGCGGGACTTCTTGATGCCCACTGCAACGCAGCTCACGGCGGCGCTGTAGGTGCCGGTTTCATCGAAGAACCGCAGGCGCAGGCGGGCCGGCAGATCATCCTTGGAAAGCACCAGCCGGTTGTGATAGGCGGCAGTGGCCAGGTCAGGGAATGCCCCGTCGGCTACATCCACGGCGTCGCTGCCGTCGGATGCGCTGCCGACCTGCACCTTCACCTTCATGGCGCTACCGGACGCACTGGCCGGAGCGGTGAGGATCAGGCACACATCGCCGTCAAACGCAGAGCAGTCGATGGCGGTGGTGTCATTAGCGGCCGTCACGGTCGTGGGGGCCAAGATGGTGACGCTGTGCAGCGCCTCCAAGTTGCGTTGTCTGATCATGGTCAGGGTTCCTCCGTGGGGGGATTGGTGCTCGTGCTGAGCTCGGGGTTGTTGTAGGTGGTGCGCCGTTTTCCGCCACGGCGGGGCGATTCGCCTTCAGCCTCAGCGGCTGGAGCGGGAGCGACGTGCTCAGCCGCCCAGCCGTTGCGGATCATGTGAAGGCCCAGATCGTTGTCAACAGTGAGCACGTCGCCGATCTCGCGATCTTGGCGATTGATCACCATTGATTCGAGCATCTCGACCTGCATCATCAGATACCCCACACGAAGGCCTCGGGATAGCGAACACCGAAATCGCAATCCTGAAGGATGCTGATTTCAACGCTGCCCGAATCCTGGTACTTGTAAGGATTCACGCCGATGTCTTGACCGCTCCAGAACGCCAGCAGGATCTGCGACATATCGCCGAAGAGGCTGTTGTTCACCTCCAGCTGGTTAGACATCAGGGCCGGGTAGCCGTTGATCTCGTTATTCCGCAGGATGTAGAAGTCGCTTTGGGCGTTCTCCAGGGTGGTCTTGTAAACGCCCCTGGCGTGGGCGTTCATCATGTAGACCATGGTGGGCACATCTAGGTTCGCCAGGCTCACCTTCGTTTCCATCTCAACCAGGTTGAGGAAGGTGCCGAAGTTGTAGCTGACGCTGTTAATGGTCTTGGTCTGACCGCCGGAGAGCGTTTCAGTCTTTACGCCATCGGTATAGCGAAGACCCAAGGGGCGCTTGGATCCGCCTGGCGAGTAGAGGAAGTCCTTGTCGATGCCGAGAGCAACCTTGCGGCTCAGGTGGCTGCGCACCCATGCCTCAGCGGAGAACGAGGTCTGACCAATGAACCGGCGGGTGAGCACGGTTTTGGCGCCAACAGTCTTGGGAGTCAGGCTGAGCTGCCCAACCAGAATCTCGGACGCATCAGGCGCTTGCCCTTCGCCGACCCAGTAATGGGTAGGGCCGTTGGTTTCTTTCGGGATGTCAATGTCACCCACTAGGCCGCTCAGCACGGTGGCGCCGGCTGCGGTGATGCTGAGTCGGTTGTAGATGAGCTCAATCATCGAGCCAACCAGCAGATCGGTATCGATCAGCGCACCGCCAGTGGTGAAACCGCCAGCGGTTTGATTAGCCCGAATGCCTTTGCGGCCGGCGCCCATGCCAGGGATCTGGGCGATCATCACATCCGCAGGGATGCGGAACGAACCTTGCAGTTCGCGGCCTGACTGCTTCACGGCAGCAGCGGAAGCTTCCAGCTCCAGCCCTGCGGCTTCACGGAGGCGCACATCGGTGGGATCGGAGAAGTGGCGGATGGCGTTCAGGATGTTGTAGCTCTTGACTTCCTGATCGCTCATCCCGAGCAGGCCATCGCCGGAATCTTGAAGGCGGCTGGTGATGCTGCGCTTTTCCTTGCCGGTGACAAGGGCGAACAGTTCCTCGCGGACCTTGCCGACATCGGCGCCAGAGTTGATGTACTCATCGGCCTTTTCGACGCCAGCGCCGGACTGCTCGCACATATTGCGGATGGTGCGGGCCCGGTCGCGCTCCGCTTGAATAGCGGCTGCCTCCCGGTCCGCCGCTTCGTTGTTGGTGATCGTCATGGGGACAGGTGCAGGTTGCGTACCTGAGCTCAGGCTATGGACCTCCTGCACTTGCTCATCAGTCTCGCTTTCGCTAACAGCTGCGGGTGGATCTTCGCCCTGTTGATCGCCTGCAGCTTCAACCGGCACAGTGGCAACTTGCGCTTTCGGGCGGCTCGGCTCCACAAACTCCACCAGCGACGCCAGCGCCTGCGGCACCTTGGCGAACCGGCCGCGGGGAACGGCAGCGCTGCGGATCTCGCGGGCTGGCGCCGCCTCGGTAGCGAACCCGAACTCCACCGCTTCGGCGGCAGTCAGCCATGACTCGGCGGCCATCAGCGACGCCACGTCCTCATCGCTCATTCCAGACCTGGCGGAGTAGGCCTGACGGTAGGCGGTGCTGATGCGGTCGATCAGGTCGGCCTGCTGGCGCATATCACCGGATCCGCCGATCGCAAGGCCCCACGCCTCGTGGATCATCAGGAACGACGACTCGGGCATCACGATCTCGTCGCCCGCCATCGCAATCACCGACGCGGCCGATGCAGCCACGCCATCAATCACCATCCGTTTCTTGCCGGGATACCTCGCCAGCATCGAATAGATGGCCAGGCCCTCGATCGCATCGCCGCCATAGCTGAACAGGTTGATCGTCAGATCTTCGGTCCTGCCCACCAGTGCCCGCTGCAGCACCGATGCGTTGATCTCCCATCCGACCTCCCCGATCAAAGCCAGCTCCAGGGTTGCGCCCTCGGCCGCAGCCTTAATCGTCACGTCAGACATACAACCCGAGCAGTTTCTAGCCTCAGGCTATGGACCCTCAGGGGTGGCCTCTGGCTGTGGTGCCAGGGCCGGCTGTGACGCCGCGGGCTGCGGCAGGCCCAGCCTCCGGCGCAATGCAATCTCGTACGCGATCTGAGCCCAGGTGTGCTCCAGGTCGGTGCCGTAGAGCTCCGCCATCTGATCGGAGGTGCTCTGCAGGCCCATCTCTTGGGCATCCTTGTAGGCCTTCATTTCCTTGGCCGGGTCCACCCAGCTCCAGGTTCTGGCCTGCCACCGCGGCGCCGTGTAGAGCTCCGGCTCGTTCCAGTAGTTGGCGAACAGTTCAACCGGTAACACGCCCGCCAACGTGGCAGCGTCAACCCATTCCTCGAACACTCGCTGGTGGAACTGCTGAATAAAGATCGACTGCACAACCCTGTACCAGTCGCGGATCTCCAGCTTCTCTTCCCTCATCGAGCTGTAGTTGGCGTCGGAGTGATCACCGCTGATCGCCGAGTAGCTGGCGGTGAATCCCGTCGAAAACCGGCGCAGCATGGTCTTGAGCACCGTCTCGTACTGGTTGTCGTCCGGGCCCAGCTGGGGGGGCACGGGGTGCTCATCGGGGAACAGCTCAATCCACTCGCCAGGCGATGAGTTCGACAGCACCTCGCCGGTGTCCTGGGATTTTTCGTCAACCAAGGATGAGTTGGGGGGCGCATCATCGGGCTGTTTCTTCTCGATGAATCCCAGGATGTTGTTCGCAATTCTCTTGCGGGTCCAGTGGCTTTTCTCGTATTCGTTCAGGTTGTGGATCGTACTCAGTACCGGCGCCAGGTGGGGGATCTCACGCAGCTGGCCGATTTCCTCCGGGATGAAGATGTGGATCAGGTCTCGCGCATCCACGAAGATGTGCTTCGGCTCCATGCTTCGCGGATCGCCAGGATCCATGTTTCCGGGGTGCCGGCGCAGCACCGCATAGCGCGTTACCCGGCCTCCCCGGCGGTCGTTGGTTTCAACGCCCATCCGCCAGAAGTGGCCAGGTCGGTCGGACCCTCCGCTGTAGTCCTCATCCAGCTGGTCAGTGCTCAGCAGCTCGAAGCACAGCTGCTCAGCGTTCGGGTTGCCTGTGGCCGATTCGCGGATGATCCGCACCATCGCTCCGCCATGGGAGCCGAAGGCACCGGCGATCATCAGCTCGTACTGGTGAAACGAGTAGCGCCCGGACAGGTCGAAGTTGTCAGGTTTGCAGAACTGCCGGTACTTCGCCTCCAGGATCTGGTTTCGTTCTTCGTCGCGCTCGATTGCGGTCTGCGCCAGGATCAGCCGATCCAGCGCCGCGTCAAGCTCTCCGCCGGTGCGGCCACGGGAGAGCAGCGCCGCAATCTGCTGGGCAGACTCTGCACGAGCCCTGCCGGCAGCGGGGTTGCTCCGGCCGCCCAGCGGGATCTGCCCGCGCATCTGCACACCACGGGCGCCAACAATATTGATCTGCAGGCTCCGAATTGCCCGCCGCGCATACGGGTTCAGCAGCGCTTGGTAGCGAGACTTTGCCCGGATCTCCTTCAGCCCGCCGCGCAGCATCGCCTGGGGGTCGAGATAAACCGCTGGCATGTCGCCCAGCAGCCGGCCGCCTAGGTGCTGAGATAGGCCGTGGGCCCGCAGCCGCCTAGATCGCGGGCCAGGGCCAGCCTGCCAGATCCGGTCCATAAATTGCCTGGCGCGGCTGAACATGCTCATCGGAAAGCGACGCGAATTTTGCGGCTGGTGGCCGTGCCACTTGCCAGGGATTGGGCTCGTTTCTCTTGGGCCACCTGCGCGGCGAGTCGATCACGCCATTTGATCAGTTCCGCCAGGTCGGCGCGGACCACCTTGCGGCCACCGTTGCCCAGGCTGCCGATCGTGTACTCCTGTGCGCCGGTAGTCAGGGCACGGATCGCCTCTTCTACCGCGTCGAGGTCGCGTTCCGCCTGGCTGCGGTCGTCAAATGTTCCCGGCGTCCCAGTGAACGCCAGCCCGCGGCGCACTGTCAGGCTGCCGCGCCGCACGGTCACAGGCGCACCGTCAACCGTTGCGACAACCTGCAGGTCCCACGCGCCGGGCGTCATGGTGGTGGTGGCCTGTTGGCTGATCACCACCTCCCATCCCTCATCGGCAGCCGTGCCATTGAGCTCAAGCCCTGCACCTGCGGTGGTGCTGCGCAGCCAGACCTTGAGTGCAGTGGCATCAACGGGGGCGCTGGTTTCCAGCCACTTCACCCGGTCGCCTTGGTAGAGATCGGCTGGGTTCATTCCCTCAATACTTCAGGCTGAAGTTCCGGCGTCGCACCGTTGGCCGCGCCGTTCCCTCCCTTGAGGCTACGGAGGTCGCCAGCTGTGCCGCCAGCTGGTCCCACATGGTGGCGCGGTTGTAGCGGCGGCTTACTAGCTGGAGGGCGGCGTAGGCCATCCGGGTGCAGTCGCCGGCTTCATCCCTGCTGCCGGTCGGCTTGTCCCATTTGTATTCCCGCTTGCCGGCGCCTTTCTTCGGCATCTTCTTCCACGGAAACAGCTCGGCCAGAAACTGATCCGTAGACGCCTCGCCAAAGTGCAGATACCCAGGGCCAGGCTTTTCCTGCCGCAACCGGCCTTGCAGGTGCTGAATACTCGTTTCATACCCCACCGGATACATCAGCACGCCTTTTTTAATCACGCTCTGATTCTTTCGGTTGATATTTACTGGCACGCCCTTGCCGATCAGCGGTTTGCCCTTGCTTTCTGATCCCTTCATTGGCACCCATCTGCCAGCCCTTGTGCGGCACCAGTCCCGCACCTCATGCGTGGCATAACCACCATCATCAATGCCGCCTAGCGCAATCTGCAGCTCTGAGCCATCCTCCCGCTTCCATTTGGTTTCCAGTACTGCATCCAACTGATTCAAGGTCTCCTGCTGCTGTGGGTCGCCGTCGATTTCAAAATGCCCCACGTGCCAACCTTCCTCGCCACGGCCCCATCCCCATATCGTCACCACCAGCCGTTCCGCCATTGCACCGCCACCACCCTGCACGTCAACGCCTGCGGTCAGAACCAGTACGCCATTGGGCACCACATCTGCTGGATACCCATTTCCTGCTGTTGCATCCTGCCGTCGCTGAGATAGTCCCTCTACGTTCAGCTTTCCGGTGATCGTGTCTTCCCATGGCACGCCCAGTACCGTGTTATGGAATGTCTGCATTGAGTCGGTATCACCTTTGCGCATCATCTCCAGCGCTTCCTGATACTCGCTTACCAAATTTCCCCACTCAGCGCCAGCGTGGTAGCTATACGCTGCCCAAATATGCCGACTTCTGACGCGGGGGTATCCATCCTTCAGGATCTGCTGGCTACGGTCGAGCCCTAGCGGGCAGGCCCAGCCGCCATGCTCATCCATCCAGCGCAGCCTGGCATAACCGATCAGGTCGTGGCAGTTCTCGCATTCATACTTCCCCGCATCATCACCATCCTTTCGCATCTGCTCCCATCGTAGAATCTGATACTCGCCGCAATGTGGACACGGCAAATATCGATACTGCTGATCACCCTTCTTAAACCACTGGTGCGTTTTATCATCAGGATAAATTGGCGTGCCCCCGATAATCGTCTTCCGGTTCCAGGTGGTAGCAGACCGGTTCATCCCCAGCTTGATCTGATCACCTTCGTCGATACTGTCATACGCTGACGGCTCTTCAAATATCACTACTGTCCGCTCCTTACGCCTGAACCCCTTACCACTAGCAGCACTTACAATATCAATCAGCCCGCCGTTGGTTAGCTTCTTTAGCAAAATAGTATTCGTCGCTGTTCCCCTAGCCTTTGACTCGCTCAGCAATCCCTGCAAACATGGCGCATCATTAAACAAATCAGCAATATCCTCCTTGCTATACTCCTCCGCATCATTCTGCACCGGCTGCACAATCATCACCTTGCTTGGCTTCCAATGCGAGTAATACTGCACCGCGCCGATCTTTACGCACTCTGACCACCCCACACGGGCGCTCTTCATGCAAACCTCAATCTCTACATACGCACTCGTAAACCCATAAAACCAATCACGCTGATATGGCCTCGTAGTCCACTTACCCTTGCTCGCTGCATTACCAGTAACATACCCAAACGTATCCGCATACTCCACTCCATCCAACATCGGCCTCGGCCTGAAACACTCGGCCAAACTCCGAGCCATACTCGCCCGGTCACGGCTGATCATCCCGCCACCTCCGCTTCACTAAACTTCCACTCAGCTACATTCATCAGCAGCTGATTTACCAGCTTCTGGATTAACGCCTGTTCCTCTACCGTAAGATGCGGCACCTGGTTCTTAATCTGCTGCGGCAACGTCTCAATCTGATTAACCAGCGTCAGCGCCACCGCCTTCTGCGCTTGCTCTACATCCTCCCGATACACCAGCTTCCCCTCCAGCAGCTCGCGCTCTACCTGCAGCTTCAGTTTCTTTTCGTACTCAGTCCAGGCTCGTTCGGTGTTGAAGTCTGGTGTGTCGCCATCAGCATCAGCAGGGCGCTTCTCTGACTCAGCTGCATCACTTCTGACGGCCATCCGTTCCTTCGCTGGCCGCAACGGCTTCTGCGCTGCCTCCACTGGTGCCTTGCGGCTACCGTGATTGCTCTTCGTCTTCGGCACCTTCGCCCACGCATCATGCAGACCCTCCCGCCGCACATGCCGCACACCATTCACCAGCACCTCTTCGAGATACCCGTTCTCGATCGCCCGGTAAACCTGATTCCTACTCGTCAGCCCCAGCACTGCTGCAGCATCACGAATAGTCAGCAGCTCAGTTCCCGCCACGTGTCACATTCGCTTGTCACATTCTATCTGTGACAGAATCTATGTGACAGGCCGGTTTTGATTTGGGTGCTGGGGTGGGGGAAGTAATGCTTTGCCGCATCAGCTAGTCACATAACGGCAGCATGTTCTCAATAGAGAAAGCGAGC